AATCATATCAGAATCAGTAAATCCAAAGAAAGATTGTAATTTACCTTCTTCAAAGATAGTTCTATCTTTAGATGATATTCTATATCCCTTATCGTTTATTATTTCTTTGAATGTCTTAATTGCCATTTTACTTCTTTTTGTTTTTTCTTAACCTACCACTTAACTGAACATTATCCTTTGTACCATCATCAAAAGTAACTTCAACTTTATATTGTGAGTTATAATTCTCAGCGCCTCCTCTAGGTGGGTCAAGTTGTTCTACTTTATCATCGAATTTCAATTTGAAATTCACAGTACTTTCAGGTGCTACAGTTTTATTAGCTAACTCAGAATACGCGGCGTACATTTTTGTTCCTGATACTTTAAGGAATTCTATTTTGGTAATTGTTAATGTACTACTTATGTTTTTTACATCAATAGCTATCTTACACGTATCTCTCCAATTAGTTTTATCTTTAATCAGTTCCTTACTTGTAGTATCTTTCATATCCCATTGAGATTCCTCTGAACCAATTACAACAACAGCGAAGTTTGAACTAGAACCAACAGTTCCACCGGCAGCAGTTGCGGCTGATAATCCATATACTTGGTCTCTTAAACTTTGATTCTCCAATGTCAATGCTTCAGTTCTAGCAGTTAAAGATACTCTTTGAATTGCTTCGTTAATTGAATTTTGTATTGCATTTTGTAAATCAATTGTAGTTTCACTAATTTTTAAATTAATTATACCATTTTGAATTTCAAGTGTAGATGCTTTTAATATCTCACTATCCGCTTGTATTTTTAAACTTTCACTTACCACTTCTAACTCAGAAACTTTTGATGTTAATTGAAGTACTTCAGAATTTAAGGTTTCTATTGTAGTTGTTAACGTACTAATGTTATTAGTAGCTTCATCATATATTGAACGTAATACCGTATCAGGTAGTTCTACTGGTTCATTTGGTATTAATTCAAATATATCAGTATCAATTGATTTTTCTAACTCATCACGATCATATTTAGGTCGTATTAACTTTCCACCTATTATACCACCATCTATTTTATCATTGGTTAGAATACCGGCTTCACTTAAATTACCATAATTATCAGTTGGTATTTCGGATAAATCAGGATATCCTTTTATATAAGGTGCATTTGGTTTTTCTTTTTTTGCTCGGACTATTCGTATTCCTGCTGAATTCTTTTCTTGCAAAACAGCTGAACCACTTACTAATATTTTTTGAACTTGCTTTTCGTTCTTTAAACCCGAATTTTTTCTCATCTTAACCTATTACACTAAATGTATAATCATCATCGAAGAATTGTACATTACCATCAATAACAACTTTGAATTCTATTTTATATACTCTATCAACTTCCCAATTAGATAAGTTTAATTTAAAATAGTTACCACTATCATCACAACTTAATTTTGTAAAATTACTAAACGGAACAATAACATCATCCGAATGATAATCTTTAATTTGATAATAAGATAACGTTGGTAAAAATTTACTTATACCATATTGAGCTGTTGATGTAAATGACTTTAATGGATATAAATCCCGTCCAATCACTCTCAACTTAGGAGTTGTATTTACTTTGTATTCTTTTTTAAAGTTTCTGATTCCTATTTTTATTTCCTCCGAACTAAGTTCAGTTAAAGAACCAGTTGTAAATGAAACATCATCCCACCCTATTCTTAATTTAGGTTGATGTATTGTATGAGTTTCTTTACTAAATAATTTTAAGATACCATAATCAGTAGAATCATTCTCATTTGCTAATGGTAGTTTAAGTATAATACCATCATTTGGTATTGAACCACTAATCCAATCTTCTACAATATCCTTAACATCCATATTGATATCAGATGTTTGGTATTCAAAATTTTGAGTACTGTAAGTATCATAATAAAAAGTACCACCCTTTCCTTCATAAGAACCAGTAGATACTTCAGAAAACTCAGATGTTTGCAACCAACGTTCTTTTGTATCACCTTCTCTATTGTTCCAAGTTACACCAGCGGTTGATATATCATCAAATCGAGTACCCTTACCCATTTCCCAACTTTGTGAGATTGGATATGCCTCTAATGTAAATTCCAATGGTAGTTCCTCAGAATCAGTTTCTTTTAATATAAGAGTTACTTCTGCCAATGAAACATCACCACTAACGATACTTTCAGATACCCCATTTAAATCAAATTTAAGGAGTGCTCTTGATACATCTTTAATGTTACCATAATATACCTTACTAACTTCTAATACCTCATCTAAACCAGTGTTTTGGTCAGGTTGTTGTAAGTAAACCGATGCATCTTTTGATGCTGTTAAAAAGTAATACATTATCTAGCTCTCCCTTTTATATCCACATCTGGAAATTTAACTTCAAAAACTGATGGGTCTAAAGATGGATATAAAATCTTATCTTTAATCGCATTTTCTATATTATATGAATTTGGTGAATAATTACCATTACATTTATTTATAATTTTTAATTTAGGAACAGAACTTACACCATCAACATTTGCTAATAGTAATTCCAATTCCGATATGTTTATAGTATTATTAAATGTCCAATTATTAATATCAAAATAATCCTTCATTTCATTAATACATTCAGCAACAACTTCACTTTTATTATAATTCCGTAATGTTATTACCTCAAACTCAATAGCAATATTAATAACAAATCCATCGGATATGTTTATACCATCAGTAAGGATTTTATATTCGTTTAAATATGTTTTTAAATTCTCCTTTACAGCTGCATTTAGTTCCGTTAATTTACCATTCCCATCATATCCTAATAAATAAAGATTTATTGCAAATGGATTATTCTTCTCATTATCATTTGAAGTTTTACCTATTAAGAATTTCTGAAGTTCATCTCTAACAGCTTTTCTATCAGGTTCCTCTCTATCAGGCTTTTCTACAAATCCCATTACTAAATCAGTAAACTCTTGCAGAGCTTTAGGTGAACTTAAAATAGAAGAAGGTGAATTATTATCCAATGTACCATCTGCCGTAGCGTATGATTTTGCAATTGAACCATATTTGGTTGGCATTGATAATACTCTTACTTGATAATCTTTAGCAGTTACTGCTCTATTCTGAGAACCAAAGTTTGCTAATGCATTCTCTCTAATCTCTTCAATAGTATCACCACCCTTACCACCAGTTGCAGGTACCTCATTATCAACTGCTACGGAGTTTTTAGTTGCCGATAGTATTGCGTTTTGAGTATCTGTAAGTGATTGTAAGTCCTCTTCAAATGATATTGAATTTATTGTAGTAAGTGTATTCGTTGCTACATTTGAAGATACACCACCACCTACTAAATACTTTACAGTAATAGTTGTATTCGATGGAGATGTTCCATATGTTTTTGTTTTTAAAAAGTTAGTTGGGTCAAATGATTCATTTAATTTACTAATTGAATTAGGTAATCCCAATCCAACATTTTTTAAGTTTGGAATTAATTGTTCATCATTTGCCGTTGGGTCACCAGCTCCAAATTGAATAGTAGTTGTACTATCCCCATTTACCTTCTTAACAAATCTACGAGGTGTTTTTATTGTTTTAAGAATATAAGGTACAGTTGTTTTGAATTGATATAAATCAGGATCATTTATTTCAGTATTTGGATAATCCTCAAATACCATCTCCTGTCCTAAGTAAGGAACTTCATACCATTTGTTTCCATTAGAATCTCTTACATCATAAATATCAATTACATTAGTATCATTTAATTCAATGGTTTGAAATGATTCATAAGAACCAAATTCATATTCTTTAGTTTCAACTTTTGCTGAAATAGCTTTTGTGTATTTTTTTATTAAATAGAATGTTGCTTCACCAGTTACACTATCAGTTTCATATATGGTTATCTCCCTATCAGTATCATCTGTAAAATCTACAATATCTTGTGTTATGAATATTATATCATCATTAGTTACCTGCATACCCTCCTTAATTCTAAGTAGATATGATTTATCATATGTATTACTACCACCAACGCCAATTGCTGGTACTAATTGATAAACTGAAAGAGTTGTTACAGCAGGTGATGTTACCTTTGGTTGATATCCCAAGTACTGAGAAAGTGCTATTACATTATCAATATCCTCAGCATGTACCATCAATGATTCCTTTAAAGTATCATCTATATAATACGAAAGTGAATCTCCGATATAAGAGGCCATTTCTATGAACATCATACCTGGTGATGATTCATTAAAATCAGAATAAGTTTTTGGGAAATATGTTTTAGCAAACTCAATTAGATTTCCTCTATATTCAGAAAAATCTTTGTTAAGGTATTTTATATCCTTTCCCCTATTCTTAAAGTTTTTATTTGTTTTTGTTATAGCCATATTATTATCCCTGTGCGGTAAATGTTACTACGTTTAAGTCAGTATTATCACCAATTCTAAATTTAACTGAAACGTTTATTCTATTATTATCTTTTAAAGTATCTGATGAATCTACCTCTATTTCTTCAGCTGTTACATATGGTAACCATTGTTCTAAGCTTTGATTTATAGTATTTTCAATTCTACTTTCAAAATCATCAACATTTGGTTCAAATAGTAATTCCTGCAATCCACTTCCGAATTCAGGTTGTAATATTCGTTCACCTCGTTTAGTTAATAATAAATTTTTAATATTAGATTTAACTTGCTCCGATGTTTGGAATGTTTGTTCAAATGCAGTATTGGTTATTTGAATAGGCAAAGATATACCAATCGCATAATCATTATACGATTTAGTATCTTTAATAATTTTTCTTCCTAATTCAACTGCCATAATCTATATTACATTCCTGGTCTCCAAGGACCCTTTTGTTTATCAAATGCTTTTATAAGTTCTGAATTATCTCTATTCAAAACTCTATCCAACCCAGCTAATCCAGTTGAGACACCCAATCCTTGCTTTTTACCAGCAGGTTGCATATCACCATACCCCATTTTATCAGCTATACTTTGTGCACCTAATGTATGTGTACTTTGTGTTCCAAAATCCATTGTACCAGATGATACTTCAGTTGGAGCACCAGCATAAGCAGGTTGTATATTATCCAATACACTTTTATTTGTATTTTCACTTAAACTAAGTGGTTTCGTTTGATTTAGTATTTGATTCAATACTGGATTCTTACTCAACATTCTTTGCTGAGTCTGAGGTTGTATTGTCTCATTTATAGCTTCATCCATAAATGTAGGTTCGGTAGGTACTACTTTTTTAGTAGGTTTTAGGGCTTCTCTAAGTTGTTTGTTTTCTTTTAACAACTTTACCATCTCCTTCTTAACACCCTCTTTAACCAATTTAGGTAGTACCGATTTAATTTCCTCCGCTACAATAATTTGAATTGCTTTTATTAATTTATCAGTATTCATTTTATTTTAGTTTGTATTACTCCTTTATAAATATTTAAATTAAGTATTTTCGTTTTTTATCCAACGCATGATGGTGGTATTACGAATCCAACAACTCTTGAACTAGCTATTGTTTGTGCCGATACTTTCTTTGCAAAACACCCACCTCCATTACGATTAAAACCCTTTCCACCCGTATTTCCTTCTATGGTAGTAATAGAGCCATCTTCTCTAATTGTAGATACTATACCGATATGACCTGCTCTACCTTTTGATTTAACCCAATATAATATAGCTGAACCCACAACCGGTGTTGATGATAAGTACCCATTTTTAGATGCCCATTGATGCCAGTTTTTACATCCAGCTGGACCAGGTGGAGTTGGAAGTTTAGCCTTCTTCCACCAATAAGTTACTGCGGCTGCACACCAATAATATCCCTCAGTAGTATAATTGTTTGTTTTTCGTTTATTATCTAAACCTGTACTTTCAATCATCTTATCAATAGTACCTGGACTTTTAATATTTTTTCCTTGAGGAAATCCACCAAAGTTTAATTCGTTACCAGATGAATTCTTATATTCCATTATACCAATATTTTGTGCAGCAAATTGGGCTACTAATTTACCCGCCTTACAATCAGTAACACTAATTTCAACTGCGGCTGACATTTCAGATGAATCTACCGGTACATATGCAGCAACATCTGCATTAAGACCAAGTTTGAATGATTGGAAATCAAAAAACTCAGATGCAGCTTCTCCACCATCTGGATTACTTTTTGCCGATGCAGCTTGGTTAAGCTTTACAGTCTCTTCTACTCTTTCTTGCTCAGTAAATGGTTTTTCAACTGCAGCTTCTATTTTAGCTTCAGCTTGTGCAGCTAGTTTTTGCGTTGCAACGGATGGACCTGCTGGTAACGTTGTATAACCCGTCCATATAATAACACCTGGTGCTGGGATTGGTGTTGGTGTTGATGGATATAACGATGTTGTATTTATTATTCCACCAACAGTGGTTAAGTGTATTGTTGCCGCCATTATAAATTGGTCAACAATAATACCAGTATTATTTGTTGGTGGTATTGGAGCCTGTGGTGTCCAAACTCCGGGTGTGGTTACATTATTTGAATTTACAAATATATTTTGAATAGAACCGGGTGCTGGTATTATTGGTATTGGTATTGTTTTCATAATAGCTCCCGACCAATATGCAATAACACCTTTACCAAGTGAATTTACTAAACTAAAAGTTGGTGAGTTGTTAAACCTTCCCGATGTTAATGCTACTTTGAATAGAGTTTCCATTACCTTAACATTACCATTCGCAATTGGAATTTGGTGTAACGAATCCTTTCCTCTCTTTATAGCTTTATCATACTCAGTTGCCCATAAGTTAGCAACTGAATCAATATCATCAATCCCTTCAGGTGAATTTGCTCTCCGTAATATGTTCTTCTTAAACGTATTCCAAGACATTATGATGTTTTGTTTAACGTACTTAACATTGTATTAAGTTGAGATTTTATTTTACTAAATGTAGGTTTATTTACTGGACCAGTTGCGCTTGGACCTGATGGTGTTAGGAATACTTGCTGTTCTATTGCACTTATTAATTGACTCATTAAATCAACTAAAGTTTCACCACGTACTAAAGATTCTAAATTTACATCACCAATATTAACTTTACCATTTCCAGTATTAAAGTTAATATTTCTATCATTTGTTTTGTAATTAGTATCATCATCTAATGTTACATCTATACCACCAGTGGAATCAATAGAAAATAAACTGTCAGTTATAATTCCGAAATCACCCTTTGATGCAAATATCATTTCAGATGCTTTAGCTGATAAAATTACTCTATCTGAATTAAGTACTATCTGATTACCCTTTAATTCGGATGGGTAGTTTGCAAAAGAGATATGTTCGTTATTAGTTGGTAAAGTATATGGTAGTACATAATCACGACTACCTAAAAATATAATGTTATCATCTTTATTTATATCTTCTTCGGTTACTTTACCAGCAGGAGTTGATAATGATTCACCATTTTCCCCATTTCTAATTGTAATTGTTGGGTATAATTGTTTATCAGGGTTGTTATATCCACTAAATCGAATTGATTGACCAAATCTACTTTCTATAAAAGTATCTCCCTCAAACACTCTTAACTTATGTATGCCCACTTCGGCGTTAAAATACTCACCATAATTATCAGTATTTCCCGTATCCTTTTGTGTACTTCTACTTACACCAGTTTGTTGAACTTTACTATAATCAGAACCTTTAGCAGCAGTTGGACCTTTATCTTTTGTAGTTGATTTAGAGATGATATTAGAATCACCAGATACGTTTGGAGTTGCTGATGTTACCACTCTTTCATATTGAAGTCCAGCACCATCGACAGTTATAATCCTTACAACTTCATTTTTTAAAGGTAGGGATGAGAAGTTACTATTATATGGTATGGCTATTGGTAATTTTTTCTCATTTTTTTCGTTGGATGATTGTAATCTATATTGAATAGCTCCTATATACTTTGCTTTTTCAATCTCAGGTATTTGCTTAGCATCTAATAACGGGTCATCAACATCAAGTATAACTTTAAAAACTATACCAACCGTAGATTTATCTTTACGCCTATCGTTAGATTTACGATTACTACCAATAGAGCTATTTCTACTACTACCTAATCCCATTTTACTTTTCTAATT